GAACCATTTTGTCTGTTAAGGGTTAAAGTATTAGCACTAAAAGTACCTCCTGTAACGTAATAATCATTAGTTACTAAACCAGTTAAATTAGAACCGTCACCGTAATATGTTGTAGCGGATACAGTATTAAATTTTGAATCCCCTGAAGCTGTAATCCAGGCTGTTTGTACGCCAGTATTACTTTCAATAATAATATTTTTATCATTATCATTTCCTGTACCACCCCTAATTTGAACTCCGTCTAATGTAGAATTTGTTGTAATTTCTGGGGTTGACGAGTTGTTATAAGCTTGTTGTAAATTTGTTGTTGATGACCCCCCAGCCGCACCAATAGTCTCACCAAATTTAGAAGCAAAAAAGAATCTAGCTTTAGTTGTGTCAGTTAAATCTGTTACAGTACTTATTACACTTAAAATACCAATAAGTACTGTATCATTACTGAAATTAGGGAATGTTGTAAAAGATTCTGTTTGTAAAGCTTCAATGGCTAAAGCTAATGTGTTATAGGTTTGTTGGCCATACATTACCCTAAAAGAACCATCTTGTAATAAATAAATTCTTTGATTTGTTGCTTTTGTTCCCGTTATTGGGGTCACAACACCATTTACGTCATAATTTAAAGGATCTATGTCAGTAACATTTGTTAATGTTGCACCTGTTTTTGTTCTATATTGAAACGTACAAGGATTGGTACCCGATACATAAATTGTGTTTGGATTTAAAGTATTATTAGAAAAATTAATACCTAAACCGTATAAGTAACCGGCACTAGTATTAAATTTTAAATTAGACCCATTAGTAGAAGGAAGTATACCACCGTTAATTAAATTGATGGGTACAAACATATCCCTTAATTGTGCTAATGGTGATAAAACAAAATCAGGTTGATTAAATATTGAATATATTGATGTTTTATTTGGATGGCTTATCTTACCTAAGAATATATTTTGTCTTCTTTGTTGTTCTGTTAATGGGGTTGATTGTTGTGATATTACTCCCCCACTGTTTAAATATACAAATGTTTCTGTGTCAGTATTGACGTAATTGTCTGTATGAACGCCACCACTATACGATAAATAATATATTTGGGGACTTAATGGGTTTGTTGTGTCATCTACAATCCAACCTTTAATAGGTGACACATAAAATGTTGTTGTTGAAGCGGTAGTAATACCTGTAAATTCAAAAACACCAGTTGACGAGTTTACTGTAGATACGTTATAACCCAAAGCAACCCAACCTAAACCGTTACTAACTAATTGTATCGCGTTTGTTTCGCCTAAAATAACAAATGGTTTATCATCTATTGTCTCCGAACCAAAAGGTTGTACTGTTACTGCACCCCCACCATTGTTTTTAATATTATATAATTTACCTTGTACACCTACTGCTGTTGGTAAATAAATTGTAAAAGTACCACCTGAAGCGTCTATTGTATAATCATTAGTTTGTGCTGTATAGGTTGAATTAATTGTTTTTTGCGGAAATATAATTCCACCTGTGGATGTAACACCACTTGTTTGTGTTAATCCGTATACAGATAAAGTACCAGCACTTAAACCACTAGAAAAAATTGTATTACCATATACAGTACCACCCGATAAAATAGAAAGCCTATCCCAACCAATAGGTAAAATCTGATTTGCCGTAGTTCCTGAAACATAAAGAATAGCGTCAGCAGTATTTAAAGCTAACTCACCAAGAGCTAAATCACCAGGAGACGGTACTTTATTAGGAACGTTAGACCTTTTTAAAAGGAACGTATTTTTTCTATTGGCCATATAAATGACTATTTTAACCTTATATAAGGTGGGTAATTATGGTTATGTAACCGTTATTAATAAATATGACAACAAATAAAAAAGGGAAGTAAAAACTCCCCTTTATATTTACATATTCATTTATTTTAATAAGTCCCACCATCTAGGGTATCAAATTCAGCCAAAACTCTAACACCATTAGGTGAACCTTCATTAAGATTGTTATTTCTAATAACAATATCATTTAACTGAGTTACCCATCCACGGTTAGAATAACCTAATAAACCTGTATATTCACTTACGTCAGGGTTTTGACCAACCACAATACCTGTAAGGTTTTGCATTTGACCTATAGTAAAATAAGTATCACCTGTTAGTGTACCATTACCTGATTGTACTTTAATACCTGAAGATACTGATGTTGAAGATGTATTACCTGTGGGGTTATAGTTTAAAGTAATTTGTGGGTCCTCAACGTAAAGTTCATTTGTTGAAATGGTTGTTGCTGTACCAAATACCATTAAATTACCGTGAACTGTTAAATCACCAATACCAGGAGCACTAATTGAACCGCCAGAACCAATTACTAACCCACCTTGACCGATATTAGCGGTTGTACCTGAAGGATTTTGTACATTAATGTTACCAACAGTTAATAAGTTAGCACCGTCATTATATTCAAAACCAGACTCATCAGTTAAAACACTACCCGTACCAACGTATACAACTCTACCAGGTGTTAAATTAGTTATTGTTAAACCAGAAACAGAATTAATTGATGCGGTTAATGGTAACTCACCTTCATTTTGTAAAATTGTGAAAGTATTATTTGTCGGGTTATAAGTAAAACCTGTAACAAAAGTGTCATTAACATCTATACCCGATAAATCAACACTGTAAGTTACACCATCATTTCTTTTAAAATCAATAGATGAAGTACCCGAATTCCATGTACCACCTGTAGTAAATGAATCACTACCTGTTAATGTGTAAGGACCGTTTAGTGGTATACCATGATATGTTAAATTATATGTAGTAGAATTTGAACTATTTGTAGAATTAGTATAAGTATTACCTGTTACATATACATCGGTATTTTGTGTGTATGAAGTTAATGTACTATAATTTACAATCTCATTTGATACAGATGCTATATTATTGTAATAAGAAGGTCCGTTTAATATTGTTGTACCCGTAACAGTTAAATCACCGTTTATTGTATTGGAACCGTATATTGTAATCCCGTTAAATGTATTTATTGTAACTGGAACTGATGGTCTACCATTATTTAAATTAATGGTTAATGTATTTGGAGACCATGTAGCACCTGTTGTGTAAGAATCTGCTGTATTAGCTATGTCAACGATGTCAGCTAAAACAAAACCATTAGTAGTACCAGAAAGGAATTTACCAACTAAATTTACACCACTTTGACCCTGATATTGTGTAATTTGATTTCTTAGTCTTAAATCATAAAGATTAGAACCTACCTCAAAAAAATTACCATTACCACCTGGACCAGCAGGAGTCCAATCATTGGTACCTGTTGTGACCCCAGCAAACATCATAATACCTGAAGCGGTATTAACTATTGGTTCACCAGTTAAAAGGGTTACACCCGAAAATGGTGCTGCCGAATTTTGGCTATTCTTTATTTGAAATCTAGTTTGTCTAATCGCCATTTTTTCTTTTTATATAAATATATTGTTAATCAATAACTACCCCCCGCAAGAATGTCGTTTTGTATTATTGAGTTATCCGCTGTTATTGTTCTTTGGTTTCCTAACCCATCTAAACCCAAATCTAAGTTAGGTGTTATTACTCTATCAGTAGAAGTCCATACAGTAGATGTACCACTAACAGTATTAACATTTCTAAATCTTCTTATAGGACTGCCTAAACTAATTGTGTCATCACTAGTAGGTAATATTGTGTTATTAGAATTAAATCTTAATAAATTGTTTATAGTTACACCACTATCTGGGTCACATTCCTCAATATAAGTGGTGTATATAGTAGAACCTGTACCACAAACAAATAAATCCCCACCAACACTAAAATTTGATGTAGTACCAGTAATATTTCCTGTATCCCCACCAAGAGGTTCAACAATAAAATATTTGACTACATCAGGTCCACAAGATTTATTACTCATTATATTATTATTAATCCTCTAAGTATTAGTTCACCCACTTTTGTTGAATCCGCTTTAATAGTTGTGATCAATATCACATCCTCATTCTCTACAGTAAAAGGTACACTAACAGGTGAACCATTAACATATATGTCATATAAAACAAGATTATTTACTTCTAAAGTGGAGAAGCTAGTTTTAATTTCAGTGGAGAATGAAAGTGTTGTTGGTGCTCCAGGTAAAAACTGAATTACACACATTAAGCTCTTATCATTTTCTGTATTATCTTTAATAAATCTAGCTATTGGTCTTTGTTTTCTTTGTTCTAATTCTGTTGTTATAAATGTTCTTGTAATAGCGGGTTTAACCTCAAACTCTTCTTCGTCGACAATATAACCTAACATTTTCATCTCATATGTTTGAACATAGAATCTTTTACCCTCCAAATCGTCTATTTGACTTTCATCACCTATACTTTCTAACATTATAGGAAAATAATGTCCTTTTATATTTACGTAGGCTTGAGCTGAAGCAAATGTTTGTAATACTTTTTGATTTAATTTATTTAAATCACGCATTTTATAACAAAATAACCTTACAGTATAATAAAGGTCCACACCAACAGGGTTTGGTATCCCGTAGATATCAGTTTCATTACGATTACCGTTCCATACAGGAATTTGCATATATGGAAAATTCTTTCTAACAGGTATTTTAAAATCTGTAGGGTTTGTTCCTATTTCTGGATTTGGTCTTCTAACTACCGATATAAAGGGTACTTTAACATTATTATATTTATCAGTATTAGGCCATAATTTTGTAAATTCATTCCATCTTTGTAGAGTTAAAAAATTAACAGGTACTTTTTCACCCTTTATAACAATACCTAAGTCATTATTCACAAATTCAACAAAACCAGCGTCTAAATCAGCAAAGTCAACTGACCTAGGCAAAAATTGTTTGTTTTGATCTAAAAATTGATCAACCCAATGCTGTGGACCACCTTGTGGGTCAACAACTTTAATTTGTATATCATTTTTTCTTTTTTTAGGTAAAGCCATTTTTTTTTATCCGTTAAATTCACCAGGGTCTGCTGTTACACATGTTATTTTTCTATAATAAGATTTGTACCCAACCCTAGTCTTTTGATTGTCAGAATTTATTTTACCATCATTAACAACAGTAAAATATTTTATATTATCTTCCTTATCAGGGTAACCAATGTAATCACCATAAGAAATATCTACCCCCAACTCTCTTAAATGGTCATTAAAGACTGTAAAAATTAAATTACCATAATCTTCATATCTAACATAACTATCTGAATATGCTTTAGACTGAGATTCCTCTAAATTTAATTTTACTTTAATTTCTATTGGTGGATGAAATTTTATTTCTTCTACATCCGATTCTCCATATACACTATCAGTTTGACTTTTAATTCTATCTACCCTAAATAATACGAGAGTAAAATTTAAATCACCCTCCATATACTCTCTCGCCATTTCATTTTCCATATTGAAATCGACATCGTCATAAAACTTATGTACGCGAGTTATTGGCCATCTTTTCTTTTCTGACATAAAAGTATATTTTCTTATAAATATTTAGATAAATTCTATTTCATTTATTTTTTTGGATTTGTTTTTATATTTAATATGTTATGTTAGATATTGATAAGTTAAAAAATAGAAAAACATTAATTAAATTAGAAACCTATGAGGGTAAAAATGAGTATTTAATTTCTTTAAGAGAGGAATTAAAGAAAAAAGGTACTATTACAGTATCACCTAGTTTGGCAGAATATATAGAAAATAATTTTGATAAAGATCCTATTGAAATAAATAAGGTAATAGATATTACTGAATATTTAGGTGAACAATTAAAAGAAAAATTTGATTTAAATCACACACCACAAAAAGTTTTAGTGGAGTGGGTTTTAGGTGATACCGAAAAAAGTTATCACGTTAAAGGTAAAGTATTTAAAAATCAAAAATACTCACCACTATTTTATGTACCTAAAACACAAGTATTTGAAAATTTAATGGATATCTCTATAGATGTTGATGTTAATTTTGATAAATACCAAGAAGTAGATAAAAGAGGTTGGAAAGCTTTCCCACACCAAGAAAACGGTATTAAATTTCTTTTAAGTAAAAAGAAATGTATTTTGGCTGATGATATGGGTCTCGGTAAAACTTATCAGTCTATTGTGGCAGCTTTAGAAACTGGTGCTGAAAAAGTTTTAGTTATATGTCCGGCTAACGCTAAAATTAATTGGTATCGTGAAATAGCTAATTTTGTACCTGAAGAGGATATTAGTATTTTAAAAACTGGTCATTGGAATCCTAAAAAATTTACCATTATTAATTATGACATTTTAAAAAATTTTCACACTCTTGTTGATAGAAGAAAAACTTATCAGGAATGGGAAATTAATAGACACCTAGTTAATGAGGGGTACGACCTTATTATAATGGATGAGGCTCACATGGTTAAAAATCCAAAGGCTGATAGAACAAAAATAATTAATCAAATAGCTGAAAGTATTTCTAAACGTTGGTTATTAACGGGCACCCCAATAGCTAACAGACCGATGGATTATTACAATCTTTTACATCTTTGTGAATCCCCAGTAACGGCTAGTTGGAAACATTATGCTTTTAGATATTGTGATGGTAAGAAATTTCGTAAAAAAACTAAAGCAGGAAAAACACAAGAAATATGGGTTACTGATGGTGCCTCTAATTTAGAAGAATTACATGAAAAAACTAAGTCATCTATTCTTAGAAGAAAAAAAGAAGACCACTTAGATTTGCCACCAAAAATTGTAGCACCTTATTATATTGAAATTGATGATATGAAACAATATGACAATGTATTTGAAGAATATCTTGAATGGGCTAAAAGTGAAGGTAAACGTCTTGGTTCAGGTAGACACATGGTTGAGTTGGTTGTTCTTAGAAAATATCTAGCACAGGAAAAAGTTAAACACACTATAGAGTTAGCTGAACAGGCTATTGAGAATGGTCAGAAGGTTATTATTTTCACAAACTTTACACACTCATTTAATGCTTTAATGCAACACTTCGGTTCTTTAGCTGTGGGTCATAATGGTTCTATGAATGGTACACAAAAACAAAGGTCAATTGACTCTTTCCAAGAAAACGATAAAGTTAAAGTTTTTGTGGGTAATCTTGTTTCAGCAGGTACCGCTATTACACTTACAGCTGCTCAAGTTGTTATTATGAATGATTTAGATTTTGTACCTGCTAATCATGCACAGGCAGAAGATAGGGCCTTTAGAATTGGTCAGTCAAAAACCGTAAACGTTTATTATCCTATAGCACAGGACACAATAGATGAAATGATGTATGAAATGTTACAAAAGAAAAAACGTATTATTAATACTGTTGTTGGTGATGAACAGGAAGATTTTGATATATCTGAAAGTTTCTTTAAACAATTAATGGTAAGACGTTAATCCCACCATTTTTCGATCTCTGATTCCATGATTTTAAAAATCAATCTTTTACAACGTTCTTGATTTTCGTGAGCAATTTCCATCGCAATTAATTTGTTATCTTTCTCTTCTACGGGTCTACGGTATCTATTTATTTCACCAGACATAACCCTTTTATATTGACGTGGGTATTTGTCAAAGTAGTCTTGAAAATTTTCTGAAACTAAAGTATCCTCCATTGTAAACCATTTTTTAGTTTCGTCAGTGGGTACAAAATCATATTTGGTATCATGGTAGTCCATGTATTCCATACCGTAAAACTCGTCTTGTTGAAGTTTGATTAATTTTGAAACTAAAATCATTTTTTCAGAATCACGTTTTGCTGAAACATGTCTATCTTTAATGCCAATATATTTAGCCTGTTTTTGGAGTTTAACCCTGATTAATTCGAAAATAAAATGGTCGTCCCAATCACGGTCCTTCCAAATAGTGGGAAACCATTTCCATAAATTTTTAATACCATATATAAAATCTTTATGATAGTATTTGGCCTCAAATCTCCACCACAATGATATTTTTTCAAATATGTTCATCTTTTCTTTTTCCATAATTACAAATATACTTATTTTTTAATAAAAAACAAAATGGAAGATAAAAATAAAGAACAAGTTGTACACCCAACACATTATAACCAAGGAATTGAGATGTGGGATTATGCCAATTCACAAAAATTAGATTTTTTTGAGGGTAACATTGTGAAGTATGTTACTAGATGGAGACATAAGAATGGTGTGCAAGATCTCTATAAGGCAAAACAATATCTAGATAAATTAATTGAGCTGAATCAAAAATCTTAATATTTATTAAGAAACTAAGAATTGATGTTCATTAAAGAAAATTTACTACAAAATTTATTAATTGAAAGTGGTATACGTAATATAAAAGAATTAGCTAAAAGATATAAAAAAGCTAAAATCTATTTTCACCAAGACTTAGATGGGGTAACTACGGCAATTGCCATGAAAAATTATTTAGAAAACAATGGTATTAAAGTTGTTGATGCTGAAATAATTCAATATGGTGATAAAGAGTTTACAATAAAAAAACCTGACGCAAGTGGTGAGGTGATGCCTGTACTAGTAGATTTTGCCCACGGCAAACCAATGTTTGTTATCCATACTGACCACCACGATAAACAAGTAGGTGCTGAAAAGGGTGCCTCGACTTCTTTTAGACAATCTAGGTCTAACGTCGAGACCATTTCAAACATTATAGCTCCTTCAGATATATTCCCATCCATGGATATTAAAATGATATCTACGGTAGATAGTGCTGATTTCGTTAAAATGGGTATTAATCCAGAACAAATCATGAACTATATCTTTAAATTAGATAAAGAAAAAGATTTTACACATAATAAAAAAATTATGGCCTTAGTTTGTAATAAACTTTTATTGGCATACAAAGGAAAACCTAATTTTTTAGAAACATTAGTATTAGAATCTACACCATCTCTTTTAAACATTTATCAAAATATAGTAAGATTAGCCAAAGAAGAAGGATTTGTTTCACCTGAAATAATGAAATCAAATTTAGAGGATTATATTAAGTCCCAATCTAAAAGTGAAAATGTTAAATATGATGAAGAGTATGGCATCATATCACAATATGGTGGTGGGGCTTTATTTAAACCAGGTTCTTATGATAGATATGTTCCATTTAAATTATACCCTGAAGCCAACTTCTTAGTTATAACATGGCCTTTAGGTTTATTACAAGCTTCTTGTAACCCATTTAAAACAGGTAGAGAATTAAAAGGTGTTAATTTAGGTGAGATAGCACAAAATGTATTATCAACCTATGAAAGTGAATTAAAAAATAAAATTATAACTATAGATACAATAAAATATTTTGCTGAAAAGAAAGGTTTTACTGAAGAATCTGTGGGTTTTAATTTTAACGATATGGTTGCCATGTTTGAGGATACCGATAATGGTGTGATGGGTTTAAATGAAGTACCTAAAGGATCTTCACCTGATTATACTTTAGACAAATGGCATTCAGCTTTAAAAAGATTAATGGGTAAACCTTACTCTGAATTAACTGAGAGAGAAAATAGAGCACTTAAAATGTTAAAAGTTACAGGTTGGGACATGATTCAAGCAAATAGCGGTGGACATAAATGTATCACAAATATATCGGGATTATCTTATTTTGGTAAAGATGGTGTTCCTTTTTTAAAGAAATTTTCTGAAGAATTTGTTAAACAATTAAAAAATAAAATAGATTCAGAAGATTAATCCATGAACTTTAAATTAATAATTAAAGAAGAGTTAAAAAAACAAAACATTCGTAATAAAAAAATTAACGAATGTTCACAAATTTTAGAAAATTTAGTTAATAATCTTTTATTAATTAATGAAGTAGAGTGGCTTAAAGATAACCCAAGTCCTACATATGAATGGAACCTTGAACCGAAAATTGAAAATCAATTAGATCAATCGTTAATATGGGTTAAAACAAAAGAAGATGTAATAAAGTATTTAAATATTTTATTAGAAAAAATAAAAAAACTACCTAAGCCATTAAAGACTAAAATTATAAAATATGTTTTGGCTTCTTTTTTAGGTATACTAACTTTAACACAAGTTAAAAGTATTGAAAAACAAATTCAGAACGAACCTGTGAAAGTAAACACATTCCCAAGTGTAGAAAATTTAATAAAAAAACAAGTAAAAATAAGGAAACCTAGTCAAGAACTATATTCACACTTAAAAAATGAAGAGGGTATTGGTGGTAAACCTGTACTATATTTTTATGATTTAGGTGATGGAGCTTATACCACTGGATACGGACATGCTGTATTTTCAGACCCCTCAAGAGGAAGTAATGGTGGTGATTATGAGTTTATACCAAAATACGAAGACATTGTTGTTTATGATAAAAAAAATCCTAATAAAAATATAACTACTATAACTAAAAAAGAGGCTGAAAAACTTTTGTATGACGATATGTTAAAAGCGTCTGAAGGTGTTAATAGTATTTTAGATGAATGGAAAAAAAAAGGTATAAACCCAAAAATTACACAAGGTATGTATGATGCTATGGTGTCTATAGCATATAATCATGGAGTAGGTAATTTAAGAATGAGTAATTTTATTCAGTTAGTTAAAAGAGGTGAATTTAAAAAGGCAAAAGAAGAAATTAAAAATATTTCAAGTAACCTATTTGGTCAATACCCAGGTTTAAAAACTAGAAGAGAAAAAGAATCAAAAATGTTTATGTCATAAATTTTTTTCAAATAAAAGGACTGCTTATTTAGATTGTCCTTTTTTTTATTTATGATTAAAAAAAAATAATAACGAGAGGTTAAGATTTATCCCGTACCAAAAATCAAAATTTTATGAGTAAAGATAATATTAAACAGGCAACTCCTGAAGACATTAAATTATTTTTAGAAGGTCGTGACCCAGAAAAATATATAGTCTCAGTTGAGTTAGACCAAACAGATGATTGGTCAATCGATGAAACAAACAA